TTCTGCAGTATGTAAAATCAATTCAGTATCGTTTTTGGTTTCGCAATCATAACCATAGAGTTCTTTCCAATGTTCTGGTAACTCTTGAGTGATAACACCATTGTGAACTACTGAGAGATTCTCATTGGCAATTGGTTGATTGAATTTTAAATCGCTAGTACTGTAACGACAGTGACCAATTAGATAAAGACTACCATCTTCGTTCACATAACTTGGAAAGTTAAATGGAAATTGATCAGCAGGTACTGGTCGTTTGTCAGTGACAATCTTCCCATGTTTAACATAGGAGATTCCAGTAGCATGCATCCCTCGAATCTTAGACTCAAGGAACACACGATGTAGCATTAGGAAATCCTCGGCAAGAGGTTCTTTTAAGATGGCTCCAATTACGCTACACATTATCCGAAGAACTCCTCAAGTGCACCAACTGTTGTAGTTTTTGGTGGATGATATTTGTTTAATACTTCAGTACCAAGTTTTGATTGTAGATAATCATACCACTCTTGACTGTCCCACATTCCTGGATCGATACCATTCCAAAGATTACGACCAATATGTCCTGCATGTTCTTTATTGGTTCTACGAGATTCAACATAATCATATCGACAATCTTCGTATTCTTTAGAACCCAACTCAAGCATCTTCTCACGGAAATAAACAACCAATGAAATTCTTTCTGCCACATCATCAAGCAATTCAATTTGAGTATTTCCATGCATAACTTCATGATTGTTAATCAATAGCAAATCTCCAGGTCTTGGATTGACAGCAACACGATACTCTGGTGCAACCAAATAACAACCTTTATAGTTACCATTGTTTGTTAGAGTCAATAGATTAGAAAGACCAGCAGTAAAATCACCTGCATCGTAGTGACATGCAGTTCTAAATGATTTGTTCACAGTAACAGTAGTGAATGGAGTTCCAGGAACTAAGAAACGAGGATCCATTTTCTTTGCTGCTTCCATTTGATTATTATATCTCCATGGCAACAAGTCTTTGAAACCTTGTGCAAGTTGCTGAAGGAATGGATAAGACATGGCAAACTTTTCTGGCTCACGAGCAGTATAAGATGTTGCACGACCATAAGGAAGACGAGGATAACGATCAAACCAACCAGCAATGCCAGACATAACACCATTCGCATAGGTAGTCTGACAAACATATTTGTCGGCAACTCGCTTAACTTCTTTCTTCATTTCTTCAACAGAAAGTTTCTTGGTGGCATCAACCCACTATTCAAAAACAAAGTTATCTTTCTTAACTGCCTGAATACCCCAAACATTATTACGAGTAGATGGTGCTTCTTTCTTACCTTTAAACTCTGCACGAATGTCTTCGATTGGATCATCACCATACAAGTTTGCACCTGGATTTGTAAAGTAATCAATCACTGCGTATTCATATTCGGTAACCCACTCACGATTACCCAACTTCTCTGCTCTTGGACCTGCAGCCATACCTCTATTCTGAGTTTCAGTTGCTGCTTCACGAAGTCCAACATATGCTTGGTCTTGTTGTTCCTGTGTAAAATAATTCTTACGGAACTTTAAAACAATTCTCTCTTCAGAGTATGTCATTTCTGGATGTCCAGGAATTTCTGGCATATAAACATCACAGTCCTCTTCAATGAGGAAATCATAATGGCTCTCATCTGGGAATTGTCCCATCATATGAGACATGTCATGTTTCTGTTTTGCTACGATTACCTTAGTCATATTATCTCCTAAAACTTAAATCCTTCGAACGATTCTGCTTTTTGTCTGCGACCAAAATTACTTTTATCAAACATTGGTTCATCGTCATCATTCTTTCCTGCGTCACTTAGTGTTTGTGCCGATGCTTCAACATCATACAATTTCATTTTCGCTCTATCAATTCCAACCACAAATCGCTTAAAGTAACTTGGGTCATTGTAACGATTCTTTAATTGTTTAACAATAATCTGATTCAATCCTTCTAGTTCTTCATTGCTGACCAAAGCAAACATAAAGTCAGCAGTTGCTGGTAAACCAAAAGATTCAGAAGTATCCTCAAGTCCTGGATCCGAGTTAGTGAATCCACCACGAGTAGTTTGAGTAGCCGATACAATGGGAACATTATACTCAACTGCCAAACCACGAATCTCTTCTGCAATGCTCTTAATATATGTATAAGAGTTAATACTTCCACCTTGCTTCATTCGTTGACTTGCGCAAATATTCAGATAATCAATGTAGATAATATCTGGTTTGAAGTCACGCTTTAACTTTAACTCTTCCAATAATGCACGGAAGTGGCCAGTGTGAGCACCTGCAGTTGGATATTCTTTAATGATAAGTTTACCTTGTGTCTTCTTGGCAATCTTATCAATACGACCTTCGTAAATATCTCTGTCTACAACTTTCAATTCATCCATGGTTAGGTTTAGTAGGTTCGCATCGATACGCTCTGCGATTCGCTCTTCAGCCATTTCCATAGTTATGTATAATACATTTTTACCCTGTGTCAAAACTCCTGCAGCCATATGACACATAAACAATGACTTACCAACACCAGTACCAGCCAGTGCAATGTTCAGAGTTTTCTTGGACAGACCACCTTTGGTAATTTTGTTAAACATATCTAAATCAAAGGATACTTTCTCTTCAATCCTATGATAAAAGTCGAAACGAGCATCATGGTCATCCAAGTAATCGTGACCAACATGGTTGTCAAATGTAACTGATAACGCATCACTCAAGATTGATGGGATCGCATCTTGAGTATGGTTCTTATCTCTACCATCAATAATAGAAATTGAATTAAGGATCGCATTATAAACTGCACGATCCTTACAAAACTTCTCTGTATGTTGTAACATCCAATCGTCATTGACTGGTTCATGTTCCAACTTGCCGATAAAATCCTGAAGTTCGGCTAACTCTTTATCAGTTAAATCTTTACGATTCCCAACTTCAATTTGAAGTACATCCTTAGTGGCAGGTTTATTATATTCATTAAAGAATGATACAATCTGTGCTGCAAGGATGGCTTCTTTTTTATCGGCAAAATACTCTTTCTTAATGAATGGAATTACTTTACGACAATACTGCTCATCATAAATCAGATTCGTCAGAATCTTTTGTTCTATTCTCATCAATTCCGCCTGTATAAACTAAATTATTTTCTTGGATACCTTCATGGAGCAATTCTTGAAGAATGTTACCAATGTATTGTTCGAATGGCTTTTTATCTGTCATACCTTTGCCACCATTTTCCAGTATCTCATAATCAAACTTGATATGCAAAGAGTCATTATCTTCATCTTCTTCAAATTCAATTTTACCATAAGAGTAGATTATACCCTCAAATGGTTGTTCTGTCAACTTTATAGCATCCAATCCACTGTACTTAGATTGGACAACAGTATAAGGTTTACTCATCTTCGAATTCCAATTCTTCTAATGCTTTGTCAAGGTCGTCACCTTTCATCATATCAGTAGTACCGATTGAGTATCTGGCTTTTACAAAGTCATAGAAAGATTTGTTTAGAAGAATTGGCATCCAGAACTCTTTAGTGTCTGTATCTTTTAGACGATACTTCTTATCTTCTACCTCACCAGTGATCGGATCGCATTTGGCATACCACCCGTTACTGGGCTTAACCACATGCTTGGATTCGAGAGCAATATCCAACAAACCACTCCACTTGCTAATACCACCATCGAAAGATACGCTAACAGGTATTTTAGATTTTTCTTTGACATAACGAGATTTCTCTACATTGATAATAAAATTGTAACCAGTGACTTCGGTTCCATCTTTTTCTTGCTGACGACCAAGAATAAAAATATTGTCAGCTGAATAATAAGAACCAGTACCACCACCAACGATATCCTTTGGATATAATCCAATCTCTTTATATGTATGATTCACTACAACGCATGGAATATCTTTCATAGTCAAGTGCGGTGTAACCATACGCCACAACGATTTCATCTGCTTTGCACGACTCATGTCAGCCACAGATTTACCATCCATCGCATCTTCAACTTCTTTCTTAGAAGCCAAGTTACCAAGTGAATCAACAACGATGATAACATGCTCACCTCGTTCGATTTGATTCAACTGTTGCATGATGTCAAACTTTAATTGCTCAACATCAGTAATGGGAGTATGAATAACTCTTTTTGTGTCGATACCGAAAGAATCAAAGTAAGACTGAGGAGTACCAAACTCAGAGTCATAAAACAATACAACACCATCTTCATATTTGTCCAAATAAGATTTTGCCATAATTAAACTAAAGGCAGTTTTAAAATGCTTACTTGGACCAGCCCACATTGTAAGTCCAGGAGTAAGACCACCATCAAGACGACCAGACAATGCCACATTAATGACAGGGATAGTCGTAGGAATCATATCTTTCTTTTGAAAGAACTTTGAGTTAGCAAGGACAGATGTATCCTTGATTGTAGAGTTCTTGCGTAGTTTTTCTAGAATGCTCATATTAGCCTTTCAAAAATTCTTCAAATTTATCAATCATCATCATGCCTGCTTGACGACGAACTTCTTTACCTTCATCATCCAGTAAAACACAAACAGGTACACTGCGGATGTTATATTCTCTGGCCATGTCATTATTCTGATCGATGTCGATATTCTCGATCGGAATGTCACCAGTGTAATGTTGTTCAATAACTTTACTAAGTGATTTGCATGGTCCACACCACTCAGCGTAAAATTTCAATACTTTCATTTATATCCTCCAACTATTTTTCTATTATACAATATTTTCTTTTGCAAGACAACTATGGATTACTTGCATCGTGTTTCACATCAAACACAAATGTAATTCTAATACAATCTCCCACATTCTTAGTTCCATGGGGTAGTTTGTTATTGAACCACAATAGAGTTCCAGGTTCGACTCTTACAGTTTCTCCACCAACTGTGTAGTCATATGTTCCTTGTATTGAAAGGTGATACCTGTCTCTTGTTTGATAATATGACCCCCTGTCAATATGTTGACCAACTTCTCCACCGACTGGTAGCGATAAGAATCCGCAACGACTAATTGATCTAACATATTTCTTTAATACATTTATAACTTCTGTGTGATGAAAGAATGCAGGAGTGGGAACACATATTTCAGTATCCCCAACATAATCTCCGTGTTTCTCTATTCCACCCATAATCATTTGCAGCACACCTGCCTCAATCTTTGGAAATCCATAAGTTTTATCTTCAACTAAATCCCCAACATCTTTGAGTCCTTTTTGTGCACCCCAATCTTCTGGAAATTGTTGCAACTGTTCTAAGATTTTAGAAACATCAATTCCAGTTTCAATAATTCTAATATTATCCAAAGAAATCCTCCAGTGAAGTTTCTTCTGCCGTTTTCCATCCTAGTGATTCAATAACAATCTGAAGTGCGTCAGTGAATACCTTCTCATACATTTTATCGTAGTCAATATATGTATGCAATCCTAATTCCTTGGGTAGTACAGTAGTGAATGCGATAACATCTTCTTGAATTGGATTGGGTGTTCGCAGATAAACAAACTTCAATTTATCTCCATCACGGATTGCCTGATACTTGTTGGCAATACCCAATCGTTTGCAGTGATGATTGAATAGCAGAGCACCACGAACTTGGATTGGAGTTCCCTTCATATAAACAGGGGAACCAGCATACTGTTTAATACCATTACAAGAACGAGGGAATGCTATTTCTTCAACTGGTAAGTTGACGAATTCCTTCTTATAGTCCAGTACATACTTGTGTAGATCCTTTTCAGTTCCATGCAGAATAACTTCTAATGAATCCCTAAGTTTATCACGAATAACCGCAGGTG